AAAGGGCTATGAAAAGGGCTGGAGCGATTGTTTTGATGAGATTGCAGGAGGAGTGGATTCTGATGATTAATTTAACAGGGAAAAGCGTATTTGTAAAGACGCAGGAAGAATATTTGAGTGTTCTGAAAATAGCAAAGTTTCAGGGGTTCACATGGGCGAGAGAAAACCATTTAGACCCTATCGAAATTCCATTTCCAAACATATTGAATTTTAATGACAGCAAGATCGTTACTTACAGCTGTGCTGAAAAGACATTGTATGAAGCATCTGAAATCGTCAAAGATGAAGAAAAAATCAAGGATGCAGTAAACCTTGTCAGAACATTCGCTAAATACCCAGACAGAACAGCATTGACGGACTCATTTATTGAGTCCTTGAAGTTACTTGCAAATACTGTAGAAAGTCAAATGGAAGAGGTGAAGTAGATGATTAACTTAACAAATACATGTGTTCTGGTTAGGACAAAAGAAGAAAATGAAATGCTTCTCAAAGAAGCTGAGAAACAGGAATTTCATTGGTATAGAAAAGACCATTGCGAGCCATTACAAACACAATATTTTCCAGACATTTTAAAATTTTATGAATATGATATAACTTATGCGGCAAGTGTCAGATCAGACTTTGCTTTCTATGAGGCATCAGAACTCCTCGGGACAAAAGAAATGACAGTAAGAGAGTTTATTGAGCGGATTGCAGATGTTTGTAGATGCATCGAAACTGGCGGTGGAGAAGTTGAAAGAGGCGAAGTAGATGGAGAGATTAACGCAAAAATCAGATAAGATGATTTGGTTTAAAGATCAGGGTTTAAAAATTGAACCATGCGAAATGAATTCACATCATTGTAGAATGATTTTAGAAAAACTTGCTGATTATGAAGACTTAGAAGAACAGGGCTTGCTTGTGAGATTACCGTGTAAGGTGGGAGATATGCTATGGTATAACATTTTGGGATATACGGAATCATATGAAATAAAAGCATTTTCATATGGATATTGTGACGGTTATATAGAAGCAGGTGAAGAAATAGGAGATGAAATTATATTTTATTGCGAAAACCATACCGGTTCAATAATAGGATCTTTTCCAATGAGTGGAATTGGTAAAATCGTATTCCTCACCCGTGAGGAAGCTGAGAAGAAGTTGGAGGAGATTCAAAATGACAAGACCTGAGATTACAGCAAAACTATCAGCAATGATCGAAAAGAAAATCAATCCTCACAATGATCCACGTATTTATTGGGCTAAGGAAGTGACATTCGATTATTCGACAGATCATGCGGTAAGGGTGGATTATATGCGGTTCGTGCCGGTGAATAATAGCGTGTCCGGGATAGAAAAAGGTGACTGCTATTGTTATGAGGTTAAATCATCAGCTGAAGATTTTCGTTCTGGTCATGGGTTGAATTTTGTTGGCGATTATAACTACCTGGTTATGCCGACAGATGTATACGCTGCGGTATCCCTTGAAATTCCACATTATGTAGGAATATATGTACCGGAAGCAAATGATCTTACATGCATCAAAAAAGCAAAGCGAAGAAATCGGACAAGGCCTGTATCTGAAATACTCTTGATGATGTTCCGGTCTGCGAATAGGGATTATAGAAAAGCAGTAAAACAGTTGAAGGAGATGAAGAATGAATAAATGTTGCGCTAGCCAAGACGGTATATGTAGAAACGCTATCCTATTCGGAACTAAATGTGACGGATACAAAGAAAGATGCACGCTGAGACCAGCTTATAGCACCCTTGAGCGAACAGTGAAAAATTATCAGCATAATTTAAGAAAAATGTTTGGAGCGGAGGAGTGATAACTATGTCAGATAAATTTACGCCAGAAATAACCCCGCAGCTCGCCATATCAGCATTCGCAGTGCTGTATCAATATTGCAGCTCAATCAGTCCGCATGATTGCATCAGATGCACGTTCTATGAACATTGCCCGGGATGCTTCATGGGATGTCCAGGAGATTAGGGCGAGACGATCAGAAAATTACAAGGCGACGGATGAAATTAGAGAGTCGGTATTTACCGGCTCTTTTTAGTGCAAAATTCCTCAAACATGTACCACAACTTTTCTACTGACCTGTGATAAAATATACTTAGAAGCGTTACTATGGGGTTTTATAGCCAGAAATGAGGTGATAATATGGCGAACCTAAAAGCAGTTACAAGAAAACTTCAAAAAGCTATATTATCCACCGGATTAGTCATAAAAATCGGAACATCGCAATTCTACAGTCATGAGCAGGAGCGATTGATAACAGTAACAATTATATCAACACCTACACTTCACCTCACAAAAAGGGGAAAATGGAAGGATTGCGATTATGAAATATTACGAACTGCATCCCAGTATGATGTAGTCATGTGCCTTAAAGAAATATGGGAGGCGGTCAGAAAATGAGGATGGACAGAGGTGATTAGATGGACTTAACGCCTAAGCAGAAAGCGTTCGCAGATGAATATATAAAAAATGGCGGGAATGCATCTGATGCCGCGAGAAAAGCTGGATATGCCGAGAAAAACGCAGAAGTAATAGGAGCACAGAACTTAAGAAAACTTAATATTTCTTCCTATATAGCTGAAAAACAGTCTCTCATCGAAAAGCAAAAAGGCACTGACATCATGTCACTGGCAGAGATTCAGCAACGCCGTTCCATGATCGCAAGAGGCGAGCTGACTGATTCATTTGGATTTGCCCCAGATTTCTCCGATCAGCTGAAATCCATGAACGACCTGGAAAAAACGCTTGCCATAAAAGAAGCCAGGGAAGAGCAGCGGAAAGCAGAAGAAAAAGCCAGATTACAAGGCGAATACCATATTGATCTGAATATTGTCCCTGACGTATTCCATAAAATGATTAGAGATATCCGGAAAAAGAAACATAGCGAATACATTCTCCCTGGCGGACGTGGTTCTATGAAGTCCTCGACTATATCACTAATTATACCGGAGCTGCTGAAGAATAATCCGAACATGCACGCTCTAATTCTGCGAAAAGTCGGAAACACTATTAAAGATTCTGTTTATGCTCAGATGAAATGGGCTATTGATAAATTAGATCTAAATGAGGAATTTACATGCAAGGTATCTCCTATGGAGATTACGTATAAGCCTACTGGACAGAAGATTTACTTCCGTGGTGCTGATGATCCATTGAAGATTAAGTCTATCAAGCCAGAGTTTGGGTATATAGGTATTGTCTGGTTTGAGGAGTTGGATCAGTTTTCTAACCCAGAAGAAATCCGAAACATTCAGCAGTCTGCTATTCGTGGTGGTAATGAAGCATATAAATTCAAGTCATTCAATCCTCCTAGAAGTAAAAACAACTGGGCGAATGAATATACAGCAGAAGCAGAAGAAAAAGATAAAAATGTAATGGTTGTGCATAGTACATACCTTGATTTAGGGATTGAACAGGAGTGGCTTGGCGACGTATTTCTTGCAGATGCCAAACATCTAAAAGAAGTAAATCCAGACGCTTATGACAACGAGTATTTAGGACATGCCAACGGAAATGGTGGAAATATCTTGTTTCAATACATCTCATGTTACTCTTTATCGCAAAAAAACTGTATTTCTTCGGCATTTCCAACACTGAAAAATATTCGTCTATGTCTTTAGCTGTCAATTTTCCTGTATTCCTGCAAAAAAAAGTTAAGTAATTATTGCTAAAAATCAGCTTGCTTTTTACCGGCTTCTGGATAGAAACCAGCCCGGAGTAATAGTCCATCATGCGGTATTTGCTGTTAAAATCAATCCGCTTTTCGTTCCGGATTTCCTTCACAATTTTACCGCTGATATCTACGAATATATACACGGCGTGCAGTGGTTTGTGTGCCTGCAACGCCATATATTCAAGATTGTCGGCCCCGATAAAATCAATTGCTTCTTTTATCATGCCGCCCCCCTAAAGCAATTCAATTTCGATTATCCTGACAAGCGTGTCAAGAATATTTTCTTTTTTCTCAATCACGTCGAACACGTAATTAATCCAATCATTATCCGTGATCTTGTAACTACAGGATCCCAGTTCCGTTGGATCGTCTCCGTCGCCGCTCCATATATCGTTGAGTTCTACAACTTCGCCCACTTCCACCTCCGGAAGATAGTCGACTTTCCAATCACTTTCGGCGCGGTTCATTTCGTACGCCTTTTTAACATTTTCATTCATTTGTTATTTCTCCTTTTCTCTATGAAGTTTTTAGTTACTTTCTTTAACTGTCTTTATTATGCATCTATGTGCGTTATATGTCAAGCGTATATGTGCGTTATTTTTATTTTTTTTCTAATCTGTCGAGTTCTGACAGAATAACGTCTCGGATAAAGGCACTGTTGCTCTTGCCGAGGTCGAGTTTTTCAATCCTCTCTTTAGTTCCCTTTGGAAAGACAATATTCAGTCTATAGTTGTTGCTCTCATACTTTCTCACCGCTCTTTTCTGCGCTTCCGTTGCCATGTTAATTCCTCCTTTTTTTCTCAATTATAAATCTATGTGCGTTATTGCACAATACTTTTTCGACACTTTTTTGAACTTTTTAGATTAATACATCTATGTAAAAATATAATCAGAAAGGCGGTGCATAAGATGGCATTATATAACAATCCTTATCAATATAGTTTTGGCGTTCCGGGACAGATGAATCAGTTCCAGCAACAGCCTGTCCAGATGTCAGCTCAACCAGTGCAGCAACCTCAGCAGAATAATAGTGGTATCCTGTGGGTCTCCGGCGAAGTTGGTGCAAAATCCTATCTGGTAGCACCCGGAACAAGTGTTTTGTTAATGGATTCAGAAAGCGAAAAGTTTTACATAAAATCCACAGACGTTTCCGGTATGCCACAACCATTACGGACGTTTGAGTATCACGAAGTAGGCACTCAGATGCCGCCTAAACAGCCTGTTCAGAACATGGACAGTAAATATGTCACCAGACAGGAATATGACGATTTAAAGGGCAAATACGAAGCTATCATAAACCGATTAAATTCTTTTTCTGAACCTGTTAGGGCTAATACCGTACAGGAATCAGCAGCCAAGGGAGGAAACGCAGATGAGTAATCCATTATTTAACACGCTTGGTGGTGGAATGCCGCAGGGGAACGGACCAATGCAGATGATACAGCAGTTTGTACAGTTCAAGCAGAATTTTAAGGGGGATCCGAAGGAAGAAGTCCAAAAGATGTTACAGTCTGGGAAGATTTCTCAACAGCAACTTAATCAGGTTCAGCAGATGGCAGGGCAGTTTCAACACATGTTGAAAGGAATGAAATAGTACATTACAATCTGGCCAGATTGATGTAAATACACAAAAAGGAGATTATATTATGGATGGAAATTATAGCTTAGCAGATATTGCCGCTGCTACTGGAAACGGTAGAAATAACGACGGCATGTTTGGCGGAGATGGCAGCTGGTGGATTATTGTTTTATTCATTTTTGCTTTCTTCGGATGGGGAAACAACGGCTGGGGCAATAACGGCAACGGCGGTGGATATACAGCCACAGCAGCTACACAGGCAGATATTCAGAGAGGATTCGACA